CTACGATAACCGCGCATTCAACATGGCTATCTGTTCGTCGTTCATGTCATCAATCCACATACCGTAAATTTCATACACCATCTGCGCAGTTTCATGCCCCATTTGGCTGGCTATAAATGCCGGGTTCGCTCCTGCCGTCAACAGCCAGCAGGCAAAAGTATGCCGCGTATGGTACGGATTACGGCGGCGAATACCAGCACGTTTTACTGCTGCATTCCACCTTGCCCCCAAACTGCTTACCGAGTAATAAGGTTTTTGTTTTCCGTTACACACCCTGGGCATGAAAACAAAATGCAGTTTTTGCTTTTCGGTTCTGCCGTACTCCCGATGATAAAAGGTGATTTCGCTTTTGCGATGATGCCCGGTCAGTTTGTATTGCTCCTTCAGTGCTTCAAGAGCAGGCTGCAGTAGTGTTACTGTTCGGATCCCGGCATTTGTTTTTGGGGGACCGAACATATCAAGTATCGTCAGGTTTCTTCTGACATTCACTATTCCCTTTTCGAGATCCACATCCTCCCACGCCAGAGCTGCCAGTTCCCCGTGACGAAGTCCTGAGTAAACGGCAAATTTCCACAAGTTCTGGCTCTGTCCTTTTTCACTTTCCATTAATGCATTGAATTCTGTTTTAGATAACGGATCAGGCTTTATTCTGTTTCGCTGTAATTTTTTTACTCCTTCAAATGGTTTAGTTGATATAAATCCCGACTGATACGCAAAACGCAACAGCGAACAGAGCAGGGCGATATAGTTATCAACTGTGCGCACGGTTCTTCCTTTTTTGTTAGATCTTGGATTATCCAGGTAAAGCGTTTCTCCATGCAGCAGTTCATTCCGGTAGTTTAAGATATCGCTATAACGAATATGTGATATCGGGGTACTTTCACAAATTATTATTCTGAGTGTTTTTAATTGTGATTTCGTTTTCTTCATTGTGTTTGTTGTTAACTCTGTCTCTTTAATTTTTGTCCAGATATCACAAAGCTCTCCGAACGTTTTTATGACTCTCGTTGTCACCATTTTTGCCCCAGTGCTGGACTGGGGAAAACGTCTTAAATACTCAAATTCACCGGAGTTTATTTCATGAACTATCAGCGATCTTAAATTTCCGGCCTTTTTAATATTACTGTTTGTAATCTCCCAGCCTTTTAATGTTTCCCGACATCGTTTTCCTCGAAACATGAACCAGATGCGAATGTATCTACCTCTAATCTCGACACCTGTTGGTAATTTAGACATATCATGAGTCTTTGATAAACTGATTTATCTTTGGATAGTTGTACCAGATAATCCCTCGTTTGCTGTCTGGCTTACCTAAAGGAGATACTCGTTTGAAGTGGAAGCCCTCCACCCAACAGTTCTGGCGGTATGCTTCAATTTGTCTGGCCCCCAGACCAGTGCGAAGCATCAGGCCGTATTCAACCATCCACTCTTCATTAAAGATTACTTGTGCCATCGCATCACCTCTGGCAGGCGCCAATGTTAGACTGAAATTGACGCCCGATGTTGATTATTAATAATCAGCTATGAAGTTTTAATTTGAATACAATGCAATTCTCGAGGACTGAAGTTTCTCGCAATTAAAATTTATCAGTTTTACTTTCTGCTCTCTGGAAACGCCTGCTTCTTTTTTACCTGAGAGCATTTTTTCGCATTCTGATTTCGTTAGTTTAGATTTTGAATATTTTGTCCAGTTAGTAGGAGTGCCACCTTCCTTTTCAATAGTGGCGGTAATTTTATACATGAACACCTCCATTATTATTTCCAGTGGTTCGTTTATTCCATCTTTCGAGTGCTTCTTTTTCACTTCCACCATAACCGGTTCGGGATTCGCATCCGTTACACTTCGCTCGGTAATATCCTGAAATGGCTTTCACCGTTACTGATGGACAACCACAAAATGGACATGGTTTAACATTGTCATATCTCATAATTTTTCTCATAAAAAATATTTCAAGTTGGCGGTGCATTACACTGCCAGGCTGAATTATTCCTCTGAATTATCGATTACACTGTATTCCCCGGTTAATACAGAGGAATCTGCAGGATCGATTGTCAGTGGTTCCTTTTCATCCATTGATACTGCACGCTGGATCTCAATTGATACGGGCAGATATTTGAACAGGCGACGAATAGCCGTTTTCTTTGCCATTTCTTCCCAGTGAGTTACCCACGGCCCGTTATTACCAGCTTTACTCTGGCTGCGCACCAGCTCAATCTGTTTGCGCGTCATAACTTCAAACTGAGTACCTCCGTCTTTCAGTCTTGCGACAGCATAGACGTGGGTAACTGGGGCATCTTCGTTTTCTCCTGGGCGGTGTATTAACTTTTCATCAAGGCCAAATTCGAAATTAAACTCGTCACCTTCACGGACAACACGGGCTGACAGGCTGGCGATTTGACCTGAACGGCGAGCCAGATCAATCATGCCGCGATAGCCAATGATTAGCTGAACGTTTTTTTTACCGCTCTTTTCGTTTTTATTACCAAAAGGCAGTAAATATGCATGACCGAGGGCGCTACCTGGCTCAAGTCCGAGCTGTGAACACTGTACGATTGCACTGACAAAACTCATAGTGTCACAGTTTCCTAACGCCGGAACTTTACGAATTTCTGTGGTGGCGATACGGATCATACGTTCAGCCGTCATATGGCGTGGAAGAGCTGCTGCCAGTTGCTCTTTCATTGATGGCTGGTTAATAAAACTAATCACGTCGTTATTTTTAATTGCTGCTGGTGCACGGTTTCCCTGAGTTTTTTGCAGATCGGCTTTTGCGATTGGTGGTTGCTTAGTCATTTGCATATTCCTTAGCCCAGCGGGGCAGTGATAACGTCTTAATAGCTGGCCATTCATCGGTATTGAGGCAGTCAGCCAGGGTTCGCAGATTGCGGTGATATTCCAGCTGACCTGCCAGTTTTGCTTCTTCGCCCATCATGAAAATTTCAACCGGATAACGTCCGCATTCAATAGTTGTGCTGGCAACCAGAAAAACGAAAGTTGGCTGCACACCAAACTGTGCTTCATAACCGTCACTGTAGAATGCATCCTGAACGTGATAGCGGTAGTCGTAATAAGCCGTTTTGAATCGTTGAATATCCGCTGTGGTTTTCACGTCCATGATCCAGTGAAATTCAGGAATAATTTTGTCCGGACGGCACCGACACAAAATTCCTGTTTCCGGATCTTCCCAGTAAATTGATGATTCAGCGTGTCCGGCGCTTTCAACAAGCCATTGCCCCAGCGGCAAAGCCATAACGCTTTGATACATGAGTTCAATTTTCCGGCCTTCTTCCGCAGTGATAACCGTTTTTCCTGTGCTTGCGCATTCCATCAGAAACGCTTTCTCTTCTTCTTTTCCGGCGTTTGTACGGCGGTTAAATTCAGGTGCTACGATAAAGCGGTTACTGAATTCTTCCGGTTCAAGTACCCGGCAGTGGAAAGCGGTTCCTAAATCGAGCGTTTTTGTCTTTGTAGTGTCCACGGGGGCATTTTTACGCCACAAATACAGTGCCGGAGTATCAGCAATGTCATCGAGCTGAGACTTACTGACACCGGGACCCGCGTGGTAATTCTCATTCGAAATTCCGTAATAAATACCTGGCTCTATGTCTTCTACGATTACGGGATCTGCGACTTCGCCAGTTTCATCACTGCAATCGCGATGCGGATCGCTGCCAGCATTCTCATTGTGCGGATGTTCAGCGCCTTCCATTTCCTCCGGATCTTTTTCTTTAGCTTCAATCTGATTCTCTTCACCGAATGTTTCCTGGTATGTTGCGTCGCCCATCACCGCACCACAGTCAGGGCAGCTATCCCCGCCAGTCTGACCGCAGGCATTGCAGACTTTTTCCGGTTCCTGTTGCACTACTGGCTCAGGTTGATTCATATCCGGGCTGGTTTTTTCCGTTTCTGGCTGGTTCTGGTACACACAATCGCGAGTCTGGATCCCCTTTACCCATTTCGGATCGTTCGGGTCGCTAATTCCGTCAACAAATTCACCACGTGATGCAGCAAGCAATTTATCGGCATCGACAGGATCTTTTGATGGAATGTTTTTCCGGGCTTCATGGAGTTCTGCCCGCAGTTCCTGATATTTCGCATCAACAGAATTTACCTGTGACTGAGCATCCAGCGGCTGCGTGTCCTGATGATGTTCAGTTGCGTCCGGTTCCATTGTTTCAGCCTCTCCCTGTTCAACTGCCGTTGTTCCAGATGGTTGCGGTTTTTCTTCATCATCCTGTTTTCCTTCTTCTGTTACTCGCTGCGGCATCGGGGCAGAGGAGCGACCGCAGGCAATATCCACGATTTCCGGATCAGGGTTGGCATGATCGGTTTCAGTCAGTACTTTGTTCAGATATTCAGTGACGTGCGCGGGGATGACCTCGATCCCAATTGGTGCTTCTTTTACGGACGCAACCACGATGGCGCGGGAATAATCCAACCCGCCAGGCATGGTGATGAATTTGTCGCGGAAAACAGAAAAGGGCGGTTTATTTTCAGCGATAATTTCCTCAATGCGTTTAGCGTGTGCCGGATGAAGGTTATAGATGTCCAGATCCATTGAACGGGCCAGTACGCCAGTGGCTACGTCGCGCGCCAGTGACGTCAGATCGTGTACGAAACCTTCGCCGCGATCGGTGAGGTTTCCGCCGCCAGCATTAGCACCGGAAGCCGTGCGAGTGATGTGTGAAACACGATTACCCTTCATCCACTCTTTTGTCAGCAGTCCTCGATCGGTGTAGTCAGCGTTCAGGTATGCTTCGAAAAAAGCAGTTATCAGTCCCAGGTTTGAATTACCAGGATTAGGGAAAACTTTGTCAGTGTCACGAACCAGTTTGTGGAGTTCGCGAATTTCCAGCGGGTCGAGCAGGCTGGTTTTGTGGGAAACAGCCAGGGCAGTAACAGCCGGTAGTTCTTCAGCCCGAGCAATGTGTAATGCCTGGAGTCCGTCGCGTGAAACGTGCGTTACCGGTTTTTCGCTGCCGTGTTGAGCAAGCCAACGAATGGGCAGTTCCTGGCCAGAAATTGGGAGTAGCATATTCTCCTCAATCTCAGTCATGTCTTCGCCGTTGACGTTGGTATTGCCTTGATAGTGAGCGTTGTCTGGTGCTGCTCCCGGTTTTAGTTCCCATGTCATGGAGTCTTTGCTGAGTTGATAGCGTTCACTCCAGGTAAAATCGATCTCACCTTCAGCGGGCAGGTCATTAACGACAGGAAAATTCGTGGCAACAGCTTTAAAATAGCTGCTCAGTTTTTTACCTGACTTAACGATCAGGTAGTCCAGAGTGGCACAGGTCGATTCAAAATCGTTGCTTGCCCACAGGACGACGTCAGGTTCACCGGATGATTTTTTCGCTTTCCGTAACAGGAAGAGTGGTTTTGTGCTCATTGTTTTTTAACCTCAACTCAGATTAAAATTCGTTTTGTTCAGTGAATGATCTTGCCGGATACACACTGTTCATAGCCTGCGCCATACGCAGGCTATTTCTTTCAGATTTCACCTTTTAATTTCATTGCAATTAGAGTTGCCAGAAATTCGGCTTTTTTTTCTGCGGGCAGATTCTTTCCGATATGCACCAGGCACATTTTTTTGACACCTTCATCAAGTGTTTTTACGTTGCCTGATGGACCATCGATATCAACCACAGTGAATGGGGTTTCTTTATTTTCTGTTTTAATTACGTAGCCAATGCGCTTTCCTTCCAGATTCACCTCGTGAACAATGTCATCGGTAGTTACAACAGTGGCTTCATAATTGGTAATCATGTTTTTCTCCTTAATTAAGGTTGAGCGAATACCTGCCATTTCTGGCATAAATTCAGTTTCGAATAGTCAATTAATTAAAGTTCATGTGCCATCTGGTCTTTTTCGGCACAAGATTCACTGCAATATTTTCTCGGTTCGTCTTTTGATAAAATCCCGTGCATGAAGTGAAGCATTCTTTCAATAGCTTTGCTTTCTTCAACGTCTTTTTTGCAAAGGTGGTAAGCACATTTTATTTTCTTAGTCATCACCATGACCCCGCCTTTACAGGTAAACCATCACGACCGAGGAAGACTTTAATCATGCGGTCAGTAATGCATGTTTTTGTGGTCAGGTTACGAATATATAGTTTTCGCTTTTTAATATTGTTTGCCGAGGCAATATATGTCCGGCCTTCATGAAGAACATAATCGCCAGGAGTCACACACTGACGTGGTATTTCATCAGTTCCGAAGTGATGTGCAATCATAATTATCTCCATTTTTACAAATGAACTTTGTTGATGCGGTGCCTGGTGCCTCCAGGTGACTGCAACCAGTTAACAATTACAGTCGGCTTTCCCACCCAAACCAATAAGGACTAACATGACTTTTAACTGTGCCACGTGCGCTTAGCCGCATTCACCGCATCACAAAATTCACTTAAAAAAGGGCGGACATCAGCCGAACTTCAAGAAAAAACTGATGCCGCCAGGACTACACACAGCAATGTCGTTATTTACAACCGGAGGCGCACTCCCACCATTTAAATTTAACAGACAAGACCGACTCTTTATGGATATCGGAAATGCGCCTTCGTGTTGTGCCCGGTTTTATTTCACCACCTCCGGGCTTCGGTGGTCTCGGCTATACCCCTACAGCGAGAGCTTGTGTTAACATTTCAATACCCTTACAGTTGAGAGTTATTGATATGTTGGATGTATTTACTCCATTGTTGAAACTTTTTGCTAACGAGCCACTCGAAAGACTTATGTATACGATTATCATTTTTGGTCTCACTCTCTGGCTGATACCGAAAGAGTTTACTGTCGCATTCAATGCTTATACTGAAATACCTTGGCTCTTTCAGATTATCGTTTTTGCCTTTTCTTTCGTGGTCGCCATTTCCTTCTCAAGATTGCGAGCACATATTCAAAAGCATTATTCATTACTACCAGAGCAACGAGTATTGCTTCGTTTATCTGAGAAAGAAATCGCTGTATTTAAAGATTTCCTTAAAACAGGAAATCTTATTATCACTTCTCCTTGCCGTAACCCGGTTATGAAAAAATTAGAACGGAAGGGCATCATTCAACATCAGAGTGATAGCGCAAACTGTTCTTATTATCTCGTCACCGAAAAATACTCCCATTTTATGAAGTTATTCTGGAACAGCAGGAGTAGACGTTTTAATCGTTAGCTTACTGTGTGCTTCTCCAACCATCGGCGCGCGCCAGTTTCGGTTTTAAATGTTTTGCTTTTGGTATACGTCATGGCAGTGAACGTTCCATCCTGGTTGGGGAACACGCCGCACACCAGGGATTCGTTGTTGCCGAGGTCGATTTTTTGCATTTTTCGCACCTCACATCTTGTTGTTGCGGATAGAGGCTTCTGCCTGCCAGAGATCCCAGTCGTTGCTGCGTAAAGCCTGCACAGCCTGGCTGTAAGTGATACTGCAACAATCCATCAAATATTGAACTACTTCGTAATGCACCATCTTATCTCTCCCTTTAACGCCGGGTGGCGGAACTAACTGCTGCACTGCAAAATTTGAATCCCGCCGTCATGTTCATGCGCCTCGGGCTGGCTACTTAACCCCTGACCACTGCCTGGTAACTCGAAGTATTGCCCGGCGTTCTGTGGGGCGGGGTGGGTTAGCAGGTATATAATGTACTTTGTGTTCATCATTGTAAAGTACTTTAAGTACATTTTATGTATAAAAAAATGAGACGGGATAAAGTGAAGCACAAACCCGGAGGGGGACGCTACCGGATTTATGCTGGTTTAAGAGGCTTTTTGTTTTTTCTTTCGTGCTAACTCTTCGTAAATTGCATTGTACTTCTGTTTTTTCTCCTCAAGAGTTTTTAAAAGTTCATCTGTCTCACTGTCAGGGAGCTCGTCCAGAAGGTCAATGATGATTTTTTGTCTTGGATTTAACTCCTGATAGAAACGTATCTGTCCACTTTCTTCTGTATCCTCTCCCAAAAGATAGGTTGGTGTTGTTCCAATGAGTGTTGCTAATTCCCTTAATTTCTCTCGGCGAGGAATTGTTTCACCATTAAACCATTTGCTAACCGCTTTTGGTGTTAATTTCATTCGACGGGCAATTTCTGCCTGCCTTCCATGTTGTTCATAACCAGCGTTTTCACAGGCTAGCGCAAGCCTACTGGCGAACTCTTTACGCGCTTTATCTTCATGAACCATAAGTTCAATGATATTCGCTCTTGAATGTACTGTCAGTTCTGTTATAGCATGTACTCAAAGTTCACATTGTGAGGATGATATGAACCAGAAAACACTTGAAGATGTAATCAAAACTGTTCGCGTTTCTGTTGTGGCCGACGTTTGTGGTGTCAGCCAAAGAGCAATCTACAAATGGATGGATAACGGAAAATTGCCTCGCACAGAATATACCGGCGAAACAAATTACGCTGAAAAAATCGCTCATGCATCAAACGGATTATTTTCTGCCGATGCAATTTTAACTATTGGCAGAAATAAAACTACTACGAAAAAGCTGATGGGAGTTGATTCATGAAAATCAAGCATGAGCACATCGAATCAGTGTTGTTAGCCCTGGCAGCCGAAAAAGGGCAGGCGTGGGTCGCTAACGCAATTACTGAAGAATATCTGCGCCAGGGGGGCGGCGAATTGCCCCTGGTACCAGGCAAGGACTGGAACAATCAGCAGAATATCTATCATCGTTGGTTGAAAGGTGAAACGAATGCGCAAAGGGAAAAAATTCAGAAACTGATCCCTGCGGTTCTGGCAATTCTTCCTCGCGAGCTGCGTCACCGACTCTGCATCTTCGATACCCTGGAACGCCGTGCATTACTGGCGGCACAGGATGCACTGAGTACGGCAATTGATGCGCATGATGATGCAGTCCAGGCCGTTTACCGTAAAGCACATTTCAGCGGCGGCGGTTCTCCTAGCGATTCTGTCGTAGTGCATTGATTGAAATTAATCGTACCGAACTGTTTTGTTCGGTATCAGTTAAATGTAACGCTGCGAGCGTTACAAGGTGAAAACAAATGGCTTCAAACTGGATAAAGCTCGAAGTTATTACGCCGGATAAGCCGGAAATATTCAGGCTTGCTGAGATTCTGAATATTGATCCAGATGCCGCATTAGGGAAAGTCATTCGCTTCTGGGCATGGGCGGATCAACAAATGATAGACGGTAACGCAGAGTGTAACGCTCGCGGCGTTACAAAAAGTGCAATAGATCGCATCACTTTTATGGCTGGTTTTGCTGATGCGTTAATTCAGGTTGGATGGCTGGTCGAAACTAATGGTGTGTTGTCGCTTCCTAACTTTGAGCGCCATAACGGGAAAAGCTCTAAAAAACGGGCGGTTACAAACGAGAGAGTAACAAAAATACGAGAACTGAAACGAAAAGGTAACGCTGCCAGCGTTACAAAAACGGATCAAAAAGCGTTACCAGAGGAAGAGAAAGAGGAAGATATAAATACTTATCTCCCCCTAAATCCCCATCGCCAAAAACGAGCGTCTAAAAAATTCGAACCGGAGGCTATCGAGCTGCCTGACTGGTTGCCGGAAACACTCTGGCATGAGTGGGTTCAGTTCAGGCAGGCATTGCGAAAACCGATTCGAACGGAGCAGGGCGCT